ACTAGTCATCTATCGTATATCAAGAGCACCTGAACGTCGTATATTTTATATTGACGTTGGTAACTTACCTAAGCAGAAAGCTGAAGAATATCTAAATAATACCATGAATAAGTATCGTAATAAGATCGTATACGATCCTACTACCGGTAATCTTAAAGATGAGAAGGTTCATCGTAATATTATGGAAGACTTCTGGTTACCACGTAGAGAAGGTGGTCGTGGTACTGAAATTGATACTCTTCCAGGTGGACAAAACCTTGGTGAGATTGAAGACGTACAGTACTTCCAAAACAAATTATACAGGGCTTTAAATATCCCTATGAGCAGACTAACAGAATCTGATGCATTTTCAGTAGGACGCTCTTCCGAAATTACACGTGACGAACTTAAATTTCAAAAGTTTATAGATCGTTGCCGTAATAAGTTCTCAACATTATTCTATGAAGCACTTAAAAGGCAGTTAATCCTTAAAAAGATTATTGTGCCAAGTGACTGGGTAAACATCCGTGAAGAAATTGTTGTTGAGTACTCTAGAGATAACTACTATTCAGAATTGAAAGATGCAGAGATCCTAAAAGAAAGAATCGAAACAGTTCAGATGATGGACGAATATATTGGTACATTCTGGTCTAAGGAATGGGTACGTCGAAATATTCTTAAGTTAACTGATGATGAGATTAAAGATATTGCTAAGCAGAACGTTGATGATCCTGTTACTCCGGATGACTTCAACCCTGATTTGGCACGTGGTACGATCTAATTAAAGGTCGTATTACAAAAAGTTTACTGGAAATAAACATTTTTATAAATATTATACAGAGAGATTATGACAACAAGAAATTTAATTGACAATATAAAGACGGGCGATGCGCAAACGAGCAACAATACTTTTAATAGTATTATGCATGATAAATTAATAAACGCATTGGATAATCATAAACAAGAAGTTGCTTCTAAAATGTATGGAGCATCTGATGACGCTCCTGCGGTTGAAGAACCTGCTGCGGAGACGGAAGTCGAAGTAACAGGAGAACAAGAAGCAGATGCTGACGTTTAAGGAATCATTTAATGAAGTAGTAGAAGCTAAATTAAACCTCCCAAAAGGTGAAAAGGTAACCAAGGAATTAACCAAGCTTGGAAAGAAGAAAAACGTAACTGCGGTTATTACCAGCAAGTTTAATCTATATATTGATGGCGTAAAGCTTGACAAGTATAAAGATCAAGCTAGTGCTGAAAAAGCAGTGAAGGAATTCATCAAATTAATGGGAGCGTAAATGAAGTTAATTACAGAATATATTCAGCACAATATTGGCTACTCTATACAAGAAGCTAAGGATGGCACAAAACAAACCTTTATAGAAGGTGTGTTTATGCAAGCTGAGAATAAGAACAAGAATGGTAGAATTTATACCAGAGAAGTTCTTACAAAGGCCGTTGACAGATTTGTCAATGAGCAAGTTATTACAGGTCGTGCAGTTGGTGAGTTGAATCACCCTGATGGGCCTTCCATTAATTTGGATAAAGTTTCTCACAGAATTACTGAACTTAAATGGGACGGTAATAATGTGATGGGAAAAGCACTAATATTGAATACTCCTATGGGGCAGATTGTAAAAGGTTTGGTCGAAGGTGGCGTTCAACTAGGAGTGTCTAGTCGTGGTATGGGAAGCCTTGAAATGAGAAATGGTGTCAACCATGTAGCAGATGATTTTCTGCTGAATACAGTTGATATCGTACAAGATCCTTCTGCCCCTAATGCTTATGTAAATGGCATTATGGAAGGAGTTTCTTATGAGCAGGATAGACCTGGTCATTTTGTCAAGGTAATTGAAAAAGGTGAGACAGAAGTGAAAGAATCTAAAGTAAGTTTCTCGGAAGAGCAACAAACTAAAGGTTTTGAGCATTTCCTCTCTAAACTATAATCTCTATAGGAGAAAATAATGTCTGAATTAAAAGACGATATTGCTGAGGTTATTGTAGAGGATACGCAAGTGGAAGCAACAGAAGTCGTAGAGACTGCTGAAGCACCTCTTACGGAAGCTCGTACAGTATCAGCAATACAAGCATCTATGGCAGGAATGTCTAAAGATGGCCTTGACGCGATCTTCGAAGCAGCGAAAAAAGCAGAAGCGAAAGCTAAAGTGGAAGACGATGAAGAAGAAGAGGACGATGAAGGTGATGAAGATGAAGGTGATATAAAAGAAGGTGGTAAAGCTAAGAAAGAGTCTAAGAAATCTAAGACTGAAGCTGATGACCCTAAAGCAGATACACTTAAGAAGAAAAAAGTGAAAGCTGATGACGGTTCTGAAGGTGATGTAGTCGAGAAGAAATTTAAAGAAGATGTTGAAGCGTTAATTAAAGACGAAGATACATTATCTGAAGGTTTCAAAGCGAAAGCTGAGACTATTTTTGAAGCAGCACTAAGTTCTAAAATCATTTCTGAAACAGCAAAATTAGAAGAGCGTTATGCATCTGATCTAGCTGGTGAAGTTGAAGCTATTAAAGAAGATTTGGTTGATAAGGTTGACGGTTACTTAACATATGTAGTCGAAAACTGGATGAAGGATAACGAAGTTGCCATTGAGCATTCTTTGAAATCTGAAATCACAGAATCATTTATTGATTCTCTAGGTCAGTTATTTGCTGAACATCACATCAATGTGCCTACAGATAAAGGAGACATCTTAGATGCTCTATCTGAAGAAGCAAAAGATGCGAAGTCACAGTTAAATGATGCAACTGCACATGCGATGGATCTTGCTGAGAAAGTTAAAGCTTTCGAACGTAAAGATATCGTTGCTGAAGCATGTAAAGGCTTAGCAGCAACTGAAGAAGCAAAACTACGTGAATTAACTGAAGCTGTTGAAGCTGATGATAACACAAGTTATGCAGCTAAAGTAGCAACAATTAAGGAATCTTACCTTAGTAAAGATACCACAGTAGAAGCAACTCCGGAAGTTGATGCGATCACTGAGGAAACACAAGAAACACAAGTAGTATCTGATCAAATGCAGAAATACTTGAGCGCAATGACGCGTACTTAATTCCAATTAGGAGAATATAAATGGAAATTAATCAACAAGTTTTACAGGAAAAATGGGCTCCTGTACTTGATTCACAAGAAGCTGGCAAAATCGGTGACGCGCATAAACGTCGTGTTACTGCTGTCGTTCTTGAGAACTCAGAAAAAGCCTTTGCAGAAGAGAATCAGTTAACTGAAGCTGCTGCAGCCAACATGAGCAATGGCTCAGGTGTAAGTAACTGGGATCCAGTTCTTATTTCGTTGGTAAGACGTGCGACTCCTGCAATGTTAGCGTTTGATCTAGTTGGCGTACAGCCAATGACTGGACCAACTGGCCTAATCTTTGCAATGAAATCGCGTTATTCAACTCAAGGTGGTACTGAAGCATTATTTGCAGAATCTGATACTGGATTCTCTGGTGCTGCTAACGGTTCTACTACTGATAGCAACGATCCATTTGCTGGTGATACTGATACACCTACTGATGTAGATGACTACACTCCAGGTTCTGGTAACTCTTTGGCAACTGCTGAAGCTCAAGGTACTGCGAGTTCACCTGCAATACCTGAAATGGCGTTCTCAATCGATAAGACTACTGTGACTGCAAAGTCTCGTGCTCTTAAAGCTGAGTATACTACTGAATTAGCACAAGACCTTAAAGCGATTCATGGTCTTTCTGCTGAGACAGAACTAGCGAATATCCTTTCAACAGAAATTCTTGCTGAAATGAACCGTGAAATCATCCGTCTATGTAACGTTAATTCTGTTACATCTACTCGTGGTGCTTCTGCTGGTACATGGAATGCAACTAATGCTGCTGATAATGGTGGTGCTCGTTGGTCAATTGAGCGTTACAAGGCACTTGTTCAAGCAATTGAGCATGAAGCTAACAAAATTGCTGTTGACACTCGTCGCGGTAAGGGTAACTGGGTAATGGTATCTAACAATGTTGCTGCTGCATTAAATGCTGCTGGCGTTATGGATACTGGATTGGGTGCATTAGGTGCTCAAGCTATGGATTCTGACGTAACTGGTTCACTTAGAGCTGGTACTTTAAACGGCAACATGGCTGTTTACATTGATCCATATGCTGCAGTAGATTACTTTACAGTTGGTTATAAAGGTGCAAACCCTTATGACGCTGGAATGTTCTATTGCCCATATGTTCCATTAAGCATGATGAAGACAATTGGTGAGAATGATTTCCAACCAAGGATCGGATTCAAAACTCGTTACGGTATTGCTGACAATCCTTTTGTCACAGCTGGTGCTGGTGCGAACGTATACTACAGAAAACGTAAGGTTACTAACCTGTAATTTTCTAAATATACAACTAAACCCCCTTCATTGGGGGTTTTTTTACGTATAAATATAAGTATGCCAAACTTTCTTAACCCATCATCGTTCGTTTTAACCCTAGATAGTCAAACCTATTCTGGTGCAGAATTTACGATTCAAACAATGATCCTCCCAGATGTATCTGCGGATGGAGCAGTATTAAATTTCAAACAAATTGATGTTGCAATGGCCTCAGATAAAATACAATTTGGCGCATTCGAAATATCTTATCTAATTGATGAGGATCTTCTAAACTATAAAGAGATATTTGATTGGATAAAGAATAATGTAGAAGATAATCATACAGCTACTAATCATACACGTGACTTGACGCTTACTATTATGAATTCAGCAAACAATGTCACAAAACAAATCAAATTTGTGGACGCTTACCCGACAATGATTTCGTCCCTACCATTTGATATCACAACAACTGATGTAGAATATCTTACAGCAGTTGTATCTTTTAAATATTCATATTACCAATTTGTATAAAATGAAACCTCTATATTATGCTCAGTCGCCACGATATTATCAATCATACAATCCAATCTATTAATGCTAAAGACTATTTAGAAATAGGTTGTGCTCAGAATGATTGTTTCGATAAAATTAAAATACGTAATAAGGTAGGAATAGATCCTAATTCTGGTGGTACACTTCGTATGACCTCAGATGAATTCTTTAAAGTTAACCTAATGAAGTATGATGTGATCTTTATTGATGGGTTGCATGAACATACACAAGTATGGCAAGACTTTCAAAACGCAGTTAAAGTTTTAAGACCAAATGGGATTATAGTATTACATGATATGTTACCACCCGGAGAAAGTCAAGCTGTATGGCCAATGCCTGATCTTCAGAAAAACAATGCGCCACGTTGTGGTACAAGTTGGAGAGCTACATTCGATATACTAAAATTACAGAAAGAATATTTCATTATAGATAGAGAGACAGGTATAGGTATATGGAGAAATAACGATGTACCTAATGATATCCATGAGGATTCAGAGACTATTAGCTGGGCTGAATTCCAAGAGTTCAGGATGAATCCAGGATTAATAATTCTAGATACAGTCACTGCCTTACAGCATATATACAAACTAATATAAATATAACTATGCCAGAGAGTAATTGGAGTAAACACACAGGTCTTAAAGATCCTACCTGCGCCTTGAAATTTGGGTGGAGTACTATACGTTTAAGCGAAGGTACAACTAATGGGTGTCATCGTACCGATTCAGATAAAATTAT